ATGAAAGAGACCAAGACCGTCTCGGGCATGCCCGAGACGCGCGCCGCCATGCATGAAGTCATGGCCGCGTTCGAAGCCTTCAAGGGCGCCAATGACGCGCGGCTGGCCGAGCTGGAGAAGAAGGCGTCGGCTGATACGCTGCTGGAAGAGAAGGTGGCCCGCATCGACGCGGCGGTCGGCTCGGCGCAGGCGCGTCTGGACCGGGCGCTGAGCGATGCGAGGCGGCCGGTGCTGGGGGACGCCCCCTCCGGCGGCTTTGCCGCCACCTCCCCCCTGAAGGGGGAGGAGAGGAAGTCGGCGTTTGCGGCCTATATGACGGGCGGTTCGACCCTGGGGCTGGAGCTGAAGGCAGGCCTGTCCTCAGGGCCCAGCTCGGGCGGCTATGTGGTGCCGCCGGAGACGGAGCGGGCGATCGAGCGGCGCCTGATGGCGGGGTCGCCGATGCGCGAGATCGCGACGGTTCGCACGGTGGGCTCGGGCGTGTTCCGCAAGCCTGTGTCGACCGCCGGGGTCGAGGCGGGCTGGGTGGCCGAGACGGCCGCGCGACCCGAGACGGACCCGGCGACGCTTGCGCTGCTGGAGTTCCCGTCTGCGGACCTCTACGCCTGTCCGGCTGCAACCCAGAGCCTGCTGGATGACGCGCTGATCGACCTGGACGAATGGCTGGCCGCCGAGGTGGAGGATGCCTTTTCCGCCCAGGAGACCGAGGCCTTCGTCAATGGCGATGGCGTGAACAAGCCGCGGGGCTTCCTCGACTATGATCTGGTCGAGGACGGCGATCAGGAGTGGGGCGAGATCGGCTATGTGGCCAGTGGCGCCGACGGGGCCTTTGCGGCGTCGAATCCGACCGACCGGTTGATCGATCTGGTCTATGCGCCCAAGGCGCTGTACCGGCCGAACGCGCGCTTTGTCATGAACCGCCGGACGGTGTCGGCCGTGCGCAAATTCAAGGACGGGGACGGCAACTATATCTGGCAGCCGGCTCAGCGGCCCGGGGATACGGCCAGCCTGCTGGGCTATCCGCTGACCGAGATCGAGACGATGCCGGACATCGGTGCAGATGCGGCGGCAATCGCCTTCGGTGACTTCCAGCGCGGCTATCTGATCGTCGACCGGGCCGGGGTGCGGGTACTGCGCGACCCCTATTCGGCCAAGCCCTATGTGCTGTTCTACACGACCAAGCGCGTGGGCGGCGGGGTGCAGAATTTCGACGCCATCAAGGTGATGAAGTTCGCGGCGAGCTGAGGCTCGCGAGGCAGTAGTCAATAGGCAGTAGGCAGTAGGGCGGGCGGTCGGGGGCAACCCGACTGCCTGATTCCGACTGCCTACTGCCTCCTTTTTTCGAGGTTCCAAATGACCGCACCGGTGACTTTGGCCGAGGCGAAGGCCTTTTTGCGCGTCGGGCATGACGGCGAGGACGGCCTGATCCAGACGTTGATCGAGGCCGCGCAGGCGCGGGTCGAGGGCGAGGTGGGCGAGGCACTGGATGCCGCCAGCCCCGCGCCGCTGAGGCTGGCCGTGATGATGCTGACCCTGATCGCATTCGAGCGCGGGCTGGGAGAGGTGTCGTCGGCCGCGGTCGAGGCGTGGATCGCCCCCTATCGCGCGGTGCGGCTGTGAGCGCGGCTGAGCGGCGGATGCTCGCCGCCCTGTATGCGGTGACGGTGGCCGAGACCCCGTACGGCGGGCAGGCTCGGACCTATGAGTTGCTGGGCCAGATCTGGCTGAACCCGGGCAAGGGCGGGGGGCGACGCCGCGGCGGACCCGATGGCCAGCAGCGGATCGAGACGCGGGGGGTGACGGCGGGGCTCGACCCCCGGCTGAATGCCGGCCGGGTGCTGGAGTTCGACGGCGTGCGGTGGCGGATCACAGGCGTCGCGGTCGGGCACGCGGACACCGATCTTGAGTTGGAGCAGCTGGTATGACCCACGAGCTGGCCCTGCAGAAGGGACTGATCGCGCGGCTGAAGACCGATCCCACGCTGGATGCGCTGATCGGCGGACGTGTCTGGGATGCGGCGCCGCCGGACCCGGTCTATCCGCATGTGAAGCTGGGACGCAGCCTGACCCGCCCGGTGGCCGGGGGAGGGACGGCGCTGGAGCATCAGCTGACCCTGATCGTCGCCTCAAGGTTCTGCGGGACGGAAGAGGCGCGGGCGGTGGCGGCGGCCGTGCGGCTATGCCTGAGCGATGCGGTGATCGAGACCGACGGTGTGCGCAGCCTGAAGCTGGACGTGCCGCTGAGCGACGTCCTTGCCGCCGCCGACGGACTGACGACCTGGGCCGTGATCCGCGTGCGCGCGGTGACGCAGGACATCTGACATCCCCACACATTCAAGGAGACGGACATGGCGGCCCAGAGCGGCAAGGACCTGTTGCTGAAGATCGAGACGGAGCCCGACACCTTTCTGACGGTGGCGGGGCTGAGGGCGCGGACGGTGTCGCTGAATGCGCGCGCCGTTGATGTGACGGATGCCGACAGCGCGGGGCGCTGGCGTGAACTACTGGCGGGGGCGGGGGTGCGCACGGCGGCCATCGCCGGTCAGGGCATCTTCCGCGATGCGGCGTCGGACGCACGCATCCGCGAGGCCTTCTTCGCCCAGAGCACGGACCGCTGGCAGGTGATCGTGCCGGACTTTGGCCGGCTGGAAGGGCGGTTCGTGGTCTCGGCGCTGGAATACGCCGGCGAGCATGACGGCGAGGCGAGCTTTGCGCTGAGCCTGGCGAGCGCGGGTGAACTGACCTTCGAGGCGATCTGATGCGGATGGCCAATGGCGCGCGCGGCGAGGTGCTGGTCGAGCTGGAGGGCGCACCGCGCCGGCTGTGCCTGACGCTGGGAGCACTGGCCGAGATCGAGACGGCATTGGGCGTGTCGGGCGTCGAGGGTCTGGTCGATCGGCTGAGGCGACCGACGGCACGGGACCTGATGGCGGTGCTGGCGGCCTTGCTGAACGGCGGGGGCGAGCGAGATCTGGCGGCGCGGCTGGAGCAGGCCGCAGTCTCGCCGCAGGTCGCCGCCGAAGCTGTGGCGCAGGCCTTTGCCGCTGTGGGTGGGGCCGAGGGATGACGGAGGTCTGGGCGAGCCGGCTGAGGCTGGCGGTCCGGCTGGGCCTGACGCCCAAGGCCTTCTGGACCCTGTCGATCGCGGAATGGCAGGCGCTGACCCGGATGCCGGGTCAGGCGCCGCCGCTGAGCCGCACAGAATTTGACCGGTTGAGCCGGGACTGGCCTGACGAGGGAAGAAGAGCATGACGGACACATTCGGCCCGTCCGGGCTGGACGCTGTGCCGCTGGAGGCGGCCGAGGCCGCGGCAGCGCTGGAGAGTCTGAAAGAACCGGCCGAACGTGCGGCCCGGTCCATCGAGCAGGCTTTTGACCGCGCCGGCGAGAGTCTGGCGGCCTCGCTGACCCGGGCGGCGGCGGACGGGGAGATCACCCTCGCCGAACTGGCGCGGGCGGTGCTGGCGGCGGCCAATTCGGCGGTCGGCAGCCTGATGGGGGGAGGCGACGGTCTGGGCGAGGCACTGGCCAGCGCGGTCGGCGGGTTGTTCTCGGGGGCGCGGGCGGATGGCGGATCGGTGGTGCCGGGCGGAGCCTATCTGGTCGGCGAGCGCGGACCCGAGGTCTTCCGACCCTCGCAGTCGGGCGTTGTCGGCGGCGTTGAGGGACCCGGCCTGGTGCTGAACCTCAAGGTCGAGGGCGGGGCGCAAGGACTGCTGCGCTCCGAGACGCAGATTGCCCAGGCGCTGGCCCGCGCGGTGGCGCTGGGCGCGCGCCGGTCCTGAGAGGAAAGAGATGAGCTTTCATGAGGTGACCTTGCCCGCGCGGCTGGCGTTTGGCTCGACGGGTGGGGTGGAGCGGCGGACCGAGGTGGTGACGCTGGCGTCCGGCCATGAGCGGCGGTCGACGCCGTGGGCCAGCGGACGGCGGCGCTATCAGATCGGGTCGGGGCTGAGGTCGCTGGACGACATGGCGGCGCTGACGGCCTTCTTCGAGGCCCGGCAGGGGCGACTGTACGGATTCCGCTTTCGCGACTTCGCCGACTTCAAGTCGTGCGCTCCGGGTGCCGAGCCCGGTCCGGTCGATCAGCCTCTGGGTACGGGCGACGGGGTGACGACACGGTTTTCGCTGGCCAAGGCCTATGGCGACCAGATGCGGCGGATCACCAAGCCGGTAGACGGCACCGTGCGTGTGGCGGTCGGCGGGGTCGAGGTGTCTGAGGGGTGGAGCGTCGATGTGACCACCGGCGAGGTGACGTTCTCCGCGGCGCCGGAGGCGGGCGTCGAGCTGACGGCCGGTTTCCGCTTCGACACGCCGGTGCGGTTCGATGCCGACCGGCTGGAGATCACCCTGGAGACCTTCGGCAGCGGGCGGATGGTGGCCATGCCGCTGATCGAGATTCGGGTCTGAGCCATGCGCGACATTCCTGAGGAGATGGCGGCCCGGATCGAGTCCGGGGCCGCAACCCTGTGCCATGCCTGGCGGGTGACGCGGGCGGACGGGGTGCGGCTGGGCTTTACCGATCATGACCGGACGCTGGAGGTGGCCGGCACATCCTGTTCGCCGGTCGACGGGTTCGAGGCCGGCGCGCGCGAGGGCGAGGCGGGGTTTGGGCCCGGGAGCCTGACTCTGGCCGGGCACCTCGGGGAGGGCGAAGACATCCTGTCCGAGACGGCGATCCGCGCGGGCCTGTTCGACCGGGCGCGGGTCGAGCTTTGGCGCGTAGACTGGATGCGACCGGACCTGACGGTGCGGCTGTGGGTCGGGCGAATCCGCAGTCTGAAACGCGACGGGGGGCGGCTGACGGTCGATCTGGAAGGACCGTTGGCGGCTCTGGATCGTCGGATCGGCCGGACCTATGGCCGTCTGTGCGACGCACGGCTGGGCGATGGGCGGTGCGGGGTCGATCTGGAGGCGCATCCCCACGCGCGCTGTGACAAGCGCTGGGAGACCTGCGTCGGGACCTTCGCCAACGGGATGAATTTCCGGGGCTTTCCCGACATTCCCGGGGATGACTTCATCGCGGCCCACCCGGTCGACGGAGGCCGGCACGATGGCCGGAGCCGTCGGTGAGGACGGCGGCGCTCGCGGCAGCGCGGGGCTGGCTGGGAACGCCCTATCGCCATCAGGCCAGCCTCAAGGGCGAGGGCGCGGACTGTCTGGGCCTGATCCGCGGGGTGTGGCGCGAGGTGGTGGGGCCGGAGCCCGAGACGCTGCCGCCCTATTCGCCGGACTGGGCCGAGGCGGGCGGAGCCGAGACCCTGCTGCTGGCGGCGCGGCGGTGGCTGATCGAGATCGAACCGGAGGCGGCGCGGCCGGGCGATGTCCTGCTGTTCCGGATGCGGGCCGATGTGCCGATCAAACACTGCGGAATCCTGAGCGCCGACGGCCCGCCTGAGCCGAGGCTGATCCACGCCTACTGGGGCCGGTCGGTGATCGAGAGCTGGATGGGCGACTGGTGGCTCCGCAAGCGGGCGGCGGCCTTCACCTGGCCGGGGTCAACATCTGAACTGTGAGGAGAGAGCATGGCGCAGGCCATACTGGGAGGACTGGGTCAGGCGCTGGGCGGTAGCGTGGGGCAGGCGATCGGCCGGGCGCTGGGCGGGATGCTGGACCAGCGGCTGGTCGCCAGTCTGGGACCGGCGCGGCAGGTGGGACCGCGGCTGGAGGCTCTGCGCCTGCAGTCGACCGCCGAGGGGGCGCCGATGGCGCTGGCGCTGGGGCGGGCGCGTGTGACGGGCCAGGTGATCTGGGCGGCGCGGTTTCTGGAACAGCGGCACGAACAGGGCGGCGGCAAGGGCGGACCGCGCACGGAGTCCTATGCCTATTCGCTGAGTTTTGCGGTCGCGGTCTGTGAAGGACCGATCGACGGTATCGGTCGGATCTGGGCGGACGGCCAGCCGCTGGACCGGTCGGGCGCGACCTTGCGCATCCATCGCGGCACCGAGGACCAGATGCCCGACCCGCTGATCGAGGCGGTCGAGGGGGCGGGTGAGGCCCCGGCCTGTCGCGGCACGGCCTATGTGGTGTTTGAGGACCTGCCGCTGGCGCCGTTCGGCAATCGCGTGCCGCAGCTGGCGTTCGAGGTGTTCCGCCGGCCGTCCGGCGGGCAGCCGACTCTGGAAGATCGGCTGGAGGGTGTGTGCCTGATCCCCGGTGCCGGGGAGTTTGTGCTGGCGACCGAGCCCGTCGTGCGGCGGACGGGTCTGACGCGAACCGAGGTCGAGAATGTCAGCACGGCAGAGGGGCGTCCCGATCTGGTCGTGTCGCTGGACCAGCTGACGGCGGCGTGCCCGAACCTGAAGCGGGTCAGTCTGGTGATCGGCTGGTTCGGGAATGACCTGAGAGCCGGCCAGTGCACGGTCCGGCCGGGGGTGGAACGGCGGGACAAGCCGACAGTGCCACTGGACTGGTCGGTGGCCGGGCTGGACAGGGCGGCGGCGCATCTGGTGAGCGAGGTCGAAGGGGCCCCCGCCTATGGCGGCACGCCTTCGGACGACAGCGTGCGACAGGCGGTGGCGGAGCTGAAGGCGCGAGGGCTGGAGGTGACGCTGTATCCGTTCGTCTTCATGGATATCCCGCCGGGCAATGGTCTGAGCGATCCGTATGGCGGGGCAGAGCAAGCGGCCTATCCCTGGCGGGGGCGGATCGTGGCGGACAGTCCGGCGACGGCTGCCGTCGATGTGGCCGCCATGTTCGGCACCGCCGACGGCTGGGGTTTGAGGCGGATCGCGCGCCACTATGCGTCACTGGCGGCGGAGACCGGGGCCGATGGCCTGCTGATCGGCTCGGAGATGCGGGGCCTGACGACCAGCCGCGATACCGACGGAGGCTATCCGGCGGTGGCCGCGTTTCGGGCGCTGCTGGCCGAATGCCGGGCGATTGTCGGACCGGACGTGGCCTTGTCCTATGCCGCGGACTGGTCGGAATATTCGGGCCACAGGCCCAACGACGGGTCCGGCGATGTGGTGTTCCACCTGGACCCGCTGTGGGCCGATGACGACCTCGATTATGTGGGCATCGACTGGTACCCGCCGCTGGGCGACTGGCGGGCGGGGGACGGCGGGCTGGATGCGGAGACCTATGCGGGGCCGGATGACCCTGCCTATCTGGCGATGCAGATGGCGGGGGGCGAGCATTTCGACTGGTTCTATGCCGACGACGCGGACCGGACGGCACAGGTGCGGACGCCGATTGCCGACCTGGGCCATGGCGAGGACTGGGTTTTTCGGGCCAAGGACCTGAAGGGCTGGTGGAGCCATGCCCACCATGACCGGCCGGCTGGTGTCAGGTCGGCCAGCCCGACGGCCTGGGTGCCGGGGATGAAGCCGGTTCGGCTGACCGAGTTCGGCTGTGCGGCGGTGGATCGCGGCGGCAATGCCCCCAATCTGTTTCAGGACCCGAAGAGCGCGGAGAGCGCCCTGCCGCCGGCATCGACCGGGGCGCGCGATGACCGGATGCAGCGCCGGGCGCTGGAGGCGGTGCTGAACCATTTTGATGACGGCGCGGCCAATCCGGTGTCGACTCTCTATGGCGGTGCCATGCTGGACGGAGCGGATGCCTGGTGCTGGGACGCGCGACCCTGGCCCGCCTTTCCGGGGCGGCAGGACCTTTGGGCGGACTCCGGGGCCTGGCAGGCGGGTCACTGGCTGAACGGGCGTCTGCTGGGCGAGACCGAAGGGCTTCTGGGCGATCTGGTTGAGCGTGCCGGGCTGGCAGAGGGTGCGCTTGTCGGCCTGGTGCGCGACCGGATCGAAGGCTATGTCATTGATCGACCGATGAGTGTGCGCGAGGCGCTGATGCCACTGGTTGCCGGGCTGGGGCTGGTGATCAGCGAGGCGGGCGGACAACTGACCTTGCGCGCGGACGATGATGGCGCGGTCGTCCTGGTTGATACGGACGATCTGGCCTTGCCGGACGAAGGCGGCGCCGAGACGCGGGATCGCACCGTTGACGAGAGGCCGGACCGGGTTCGCGTGCGGTATCTGAATCTGGCGGATGACTATCAGACCGGATCGGTGACGCTGAGCCTAGACCCGGGCAGCGACACAGTTGCGGGGCTGGACGTGGATTTGCCTGCCGTCTGTGACGAAGGGCAGGCCCGGCGCACGGCGGCGCGACTGGCGGCGGCCCTTGAGGCCCCCGAACGACGGACGCTGAAACTGGGCCCGATGCAGGCACTGACGCTGGAACCGGGCGATCGGGTTGAACTGCCGGGAGACAGCTGTGTCTGGCGTGTCGAGCGGATCGCACTGGACGAGGAGGTGCGCGTGGTACTGGTGCCGGTGCCGACGATGTCTCTGGAAGAGACTGAGACGCGGTGGCGGTTGCCCGGTTTGCCGGGGCCATCGGGAGCGCCCTGGCTGCGGATACTGGAACTGCCCCCACTGACAGGGCGGGCAGGGGAGGGGGGTGCTGTGGCAGCCGTGGCCGTAGAGCCCTGGTCCCGACATTCCGTGACCGCCGGTCAGGATCCCCTGAGCCAGACGCTGCGCGGTGTTGCCCGCCAGCCTGCCAGCGTCGGCGTGCTGACCGAAGCCTTGAGGCCCGGCGTGTGCGGTCGATGGGACGAAACGGCGGTCCTGAGTGTCCGGGTCGAGGGACGGCCCCCCGAAAGCCGCCAGGGCATGGTCGTTCTGGCCGGTGCCAATGCCGTGGCTGTCGAGACCGGCGTCGGCTGGGAGGTGATCCAGTACCGGAACGCCGAGCTGGTCGGCAGCGACGTCTGGTGTCTGACGGGCCTGCTGCGGGGGCAGGGGGGTGGTGATCCCGAGGCGGAAGCGGGGGCGGACAGCGGCGCGGCCGTTGTATTTCTGGATGACGGCCTGCTTGAGGTCGGCACGACGCGGGATGAGCGAGGCTTGCCTTTGCTGTGGCGGGCGGGAGCCGGGACTGCGGTGCCGTCCGGCCCGTTTGTCAGCGCCGTGACCCACGTCCTGACGGGGCGTGCCGAGCGAACCTGGCGCCCGGTACATCTGGAAGTCCTATCCGGGGGCGGTGGCCTGACGTTGAGCTGGACGCCGCGCGTGCGAAGCGGGGGAGACCGCTGGGACGGTGAACCTGTCGCGACGGATCCCCTGCGTTACAGGGTGCGTATAATGGAGGGGGAAACCGAAAGGCGTGTTGTCGAAGTGGCGACAACCGGGTGGCTTTATCCGGACGCCGGGTTCGCTGAGGACTTTCCTGGGAGCGCCGCAGAGGCACGGTTTGCCGTCAGTCAGCTCGGAATCGACGGGATATGGGGCCCGGAAGCGGTTGCGCCCCTTTGCGAAGCGGGGACCATGCCCTAACTGATGGCCTTGAGCTATCAGGAGCGATGATCAACCGTGGCAGGCGATCCCTATCAGGAACTGGGTGTATCCCGGGGCGCGAGCGCGGATGAGATCAAGAAGGCCTTTCGCAAGCTGGCCAAGGATTTTCACCCCGACAAGAACCCCGGAGACAAGGCTGCCGAGGACCGGTTCAAGCGGATCACCGCTGCCTTTGACCTGCTCGGTGATGCCGAGAAGCGGGCCAAGTTCGACCGGGGCGAGATCGATGCCGACGGGCGTGAGCAGTACCGGGGCTTTCGCGGAGGATCGGGTGGCCATCCGGGCGGCGGCTTTGGCGGTGGCGGGGCCCGCACGACCTTTGAAGACATCGATCTGGAAGACATCTTTGGTGGCATGTTCGGGGGCGGTGGAGCGCGGCCTCGCGGCGGGACTGCGCGGGGCCCGGCCCGCGGTCAGGACGTCCGGGCCAGTCTGGAAATCAGTCTGGAAGACTCCATTCAGGGATCGACGCGACGGATCCAGTTTTCGGACGGGAGAACGCTGGATGTGTCCATCCCCAAGGGGGCCGATGACGGTCAGGTGATCCGGCTGAAGGGGCAGGGCGCCCCGTCGCCCCGAGGGGGAACGGCCGGCGATGCCTTGATCGAGCTCAAGATCGCGCCCCACAGTCTTTATCAGCGGGACGGGGCCGATCTGACGATGGATCTGGCTGTGCCGCTGGCCGATGCCATTCTGGGCGGCAAGGTGGCCGTGCGAACGCCGGACGGGGTGGTCAATCTGACCGTTCCCAAGGGCTCGAGTTCCGGTCAATTGATGCGGCTGAAGAGCAAGGGGGCCTTTTCGGGGGGGCGCCGGGGGGACCTGAAGGTGCGGCTGATGATCCAGCTGCCGGCCGAGGATGTTCCCGAGCTGACCAAGGCGGCAGAAACCCTGCGGAAGCGTGCGTTATGA